AACAACAACAAACAGAACAGGGGCACACAATGCTTAAACTTAAATTAACGTGGGAATTAGAAACAGGTGAAAAGTTTGATGAATGGACTAGACCAATTGAACTTTCACTTGCAGAAAAAGAACTTTATAACAGTAAGTCAATTGTTAAAATACTTATTGACGAAAGCACACCAAGTAACACACTTCTTTTATTCTTGGCTCACAAAATTCAACAACGCGTCACAAAAAAAGTTGAAAACTTTGACACTTGGAAAAGCAAAGTCACCGATATTGCAGCTTCTGATTTTGAGACAGCAAATTTTACCAAGCCCGAAGTATTGGGCGAACAGCAGTAGAACTAGCAATAGCAACTGGGATAACACCCGACTATTGGCTCAATGCAGAACCCGATATATGGGCTACAGCGATAGACATATTGAACAAGGAAGCTAATGGCTAAAGCAATTCAATTAGTTAAAGTAGACAAAGATTACAATGGTCTTCTTCGTGCTTTTAACAAAATGGACGATATAGCTAAAAAAGATATGCAAGAAATTGCAGGCAAACTTGCTGAACGTGGTGCTAATTATGCTAAAGGCGCAGCTAATAACGCACCATACAATGTTAAACAAGCAAGAGCCGTAGCTGAGTCAATTGTAATTAAAGCTAAAGATAAAGCACCAAGTTTTAGTATTGGTGGTAAGCGTCCTGTTGGCTCTAGTGCTTTTAGTGCTGGTTATGTGATAATGGGTAATGAATTCGGATCAAAGCAATACAAACAATTCCCTAGACGCTCTGGTAGAGGTGGTAAAGAGGGTTGGTGGTTGTATCGTGCTATGTCAAGATTTCAACCTACAATTGCTCAGGAATGGCTTAAAGGTTATGAAAAAATTAGAGACGTTTGGAAAGGTAGTTTATAATGGCTGACATTAGGACACTTAAACTTGCGCTTCTCGCTGACACTAAAAACTTTATTGACGGACTTGATAAAGCCGATAAAGAAACTAAAACTTTTAGCAATAAATTAGATAATGCTTTACAAAAAGGCGCAGCTGCATTTTTAGCAGTTGGCGCAGCTGCTGGTGCTATGGCTATTAAAATTGGTATTGACGCTGTTAAAGCTGCTGTTGAAGATGAGAAAGCCCAAAAGTCTTTAGCCATAACTCTTAGAAACACAACTAAAGCAACAGACGCTCAAGTAAAATCAGTAGAAGATTACATTGACAAAACAGCACGCGCTACAGGTGTTGCAGACGACCAATTACGTCCAAGCCTTGACAGACTTGTTAGATCAACACAAGACGTAACAAAAGCACAAAAACTACAACAATTAGCATTAGACATTTCTGCAGGTACAGGTAAAGATTTAACTACAGTTACAGAAGCCTTAGGTAAAGCCTATGACGGCAATCTTGGCGCGCTTAAACGTATCGGTGTACCACTTGACGAAAACATTGTTAAAACTAAAGACTTTGACGCAGCTACAAAAGCATTAAGCGAAACTTTTGCTGGACAAGCTGACGCAGCTGCTCAAACTTTTGCTGGACGTATGGCTCGTATTAAAATTGCTATAGATGAAGCCAAAGAACAACTAGGTCAAGCCTTATTACCTTTACTTGAAAGATTTGCCAAATTTGCTACAGAACAACTTGCACCAGCTTTGCAAGGACTTGTAGACGGATTAACTAGAAGTGGCAGACAAGGTTTAACACGTGCTTTTTATGACGCTGGAACAGGTGCAGTAACTTTTGGTTATGATATGGACAATGTACAAGGTCAAGCATACTTACTTGGCGAACAATTAAGAAAAACAACTGAAATACTTGGCGATATGCTAGACAAGGTTACTGGCGCAGCTGAGGGCGAGGGTTTTAAGAAATTATTAACAGTTATAACAAGTGTTATTGCAGGCTTAGAACGTGCTATTGAACTTTATAACAGTTTGCCTGATTTTGGTAAATTACTGATCAACCCAGTTGGACAACTAGCACCTTTGGCTGGCGCAGCTGGTCAAATACCAAGCACAGTACGAGGTGGTGGCACAACAGTAAATAACTACAACATTAAAGGTGCAATAGACCCACAAGCTACAGCTAGAACAATTACCAAAGTACAAAACACAGCAAATAAAACAACAGGTATAAAACCTTTTAACTTCGGCTTCAGATAAACCTATGACAGTATATACACCAACATATAGGGTAACAATTGCTGGAGTTGTACAAACGTCAACAACTTTACAAGACGGCACAATCACTTATGGTCGTAATGATTTTTTTGAGGCAACACAGCCAAGTTATTGCAACATAGAACTATTAAACCTTGACGGCACAAGCCCCGTAGTTGAATTACTTGACACAGTACTTATAGAAGTTACTGACTCAACAGGTGCATACATAAAATTATTTACTGGTGAAGTGTCAGGTGTTTATAACAGATTTGAGGGCGCTGGTTTAGGTGGTAAACCTAACACTTTACAGATTCAAGCAATTGGTGCTCTTGGTTTACTTGTTAAACGTTACGCTGGTGGTGTTGCTTACCCTGAAGAACTTGACGGGGCACGTATTCAACGTATTTTAGAAGAAACATTATTTGTTGCTTGGGAAGACATAAGTAATACTTTTACTTGGAATGATTTTACAACTGAAACTTGGGCTAACTATGGTGTACAAGGCATAGACACAATTGACGCAGGACGTTACGAAATGCTAGCTAGAAGCGCACAAGTACAACAAGCGTACGAATTAACAGACATAACTCAACAATCAGGTTTAGGTTATTTGTATGACACAGCAGATTTTGAGATAGGTTACGCAGACGCAGAACGCAGAAGCGAAAACTACGCAACCAATTTGATAGAACTTGACGCTGACCTTGTTAATGCTGATATACAAACCAGATTGCAAACAGCAGATATTGTTAACAGCGTAGTAATACAATATGATGACCCAGTACTTGAAGTTGTAGCACAAAATGATACGTCAATAAATAATTATGGTTTGCTTGAAGAAATTAGATCAACAATACTTGCAGAAACAGTTGACGCAACAGAACAAGCCACAAATTTTGTTAATTACAGAGGAACACCTAAAACGTCACTTGAAGCCGTATCGGTAAACCTTGCCCATTCAGATATGACTAATACAGTTAGAGACGATTTATTAGCTGTGACTATGGACAGTTTGCTTTACCTTGACAATATCCCAGTAGGGCTTATACCTGAGGGCTATTTTGAGGGTTTTGTTGAGGGTTGGACTTGGACACTTGGACGTAAAAACCTAGAACTAACTATGTCTGTTTCTAACTCAATCTACTCAACACTTGATGTACAATGGGAAGACTACAACGCTTTGATCCAATGGCAAAACTTGGATAATACAACTACGTGGCTTGACGTTATTTAAGAAAAGGATAAACTAGAGACTATGCCGAATACAACGAATTATTCGTTTCCAACGCCTGCCGATACTGATTTAGTAAAAAATGGAGCAGACGCGATACGCGATTTAGGTGATGCTGTTGATACAGCTATGAATACAGCTCTTGGTACTAAAAAGGCTGGAATGGTTTTACTGAATACGACTAGTTTTAGTGCAGTAGCGAGTACAAGTGCAACAGCAAATACTTTTACTTCAACTTATGATACATATAAAATTTTAATAAATATAACTGCTAATACGGCAGACGGAGATATTTTTTACAAAAATAGATTATCTGGTACAGATGCTTCAACTGATTATTACAATATGAGAGTTTTGGGAGACAGTTCTGGTGGCGGTGTTTTAAGTTATTCAAATACAAATAACGTTTCTTATTTAACTATTGGAAGAACAAACACTGCTTCTGCTCAAGGTGGAATTGATTTAACTGTTTATAGGCCAAAAATTGCAGATAGAACTCATATTACTTGTATTACTGAATTTTCTTTAGCAGCAAGTGTTGTTGCTATGTATATTGGTGGTTCTCATAATACTGCTACCGCTTATGATGCATTTACAATTGGTTGTAGTGCAGGCACAATTTCTGGCAACTATTCTGTATTTGGGGTAAATAAATAATGGCTAAAAAAGAAGAATCAATTTTAATTCAAATTGGTGAAGAAGTTATTGAATTAGTTGGAACAGATAAAGAAGCATTTTTAGCACAACGCCAAGCCGACAATACAGAACGTGCACTACTTGAAGCCGAGTATAAAGCCAAACAAGATGCGCGCGAAAGTGCTATCAAAAAGTTAGCAGAAATAGCAGGACTAACAAAAGATGAACTTAATGCAATCCTTTAACTACAAACAATTATCACTAGCTGCAATTGCTTTCTTAGCAGCTTGGCAAGCAACAGACTTTGCCCTTGATTACAGAGCTGTACTTGGTGCTGTCGTAGCTGCTTCAATGGGCGCGATGAACCCTAATGTCAAAACCAAGACTAAGTAACGCAGCTGAGCAATTACGCTCTGAAATAAATACTAAGTATCCTAATCGCGATAAACGTAGTGACGGCTGGATAGGCGACACAGCACACAACGC